AACCTCAAGACACTCATGCCGCAGACCGAGCGTCGTATGGTGGCGCTCACTGAGTACTTCGCAACGAAGGTCGAGTCCGTTGCACGTCAGAATGCACCGTGGACCGACCGTACGGGCAACGCCCGACAAGGCCTCTTCACGAAGACGTTCCACGAGCCGTTCAAGTCGCACGCCATCGTTCTTGCGCACAGCGTTCCATACGGGATCTGGCTCGAGGTTCGATGGTCTGGCAAGTACGCTGTGATCGACCCCACGATCCAGTCACAAGGTCGAGCGATGATGGCAGCGCTTGAGACCATCTTCGCAGGAGGGTCGGTGAGCCTAAGATGAGTAAGGCAGCCGTGTACAACCTGCTCGCAACGGACGCGCAGCTTCAGTCTCTGGGCCTCCCAAGTACGGGCGTGTTCCTCGCAGGTACGACTGACACGCCTGACGAACGTCCCTTCCTTGCACTTGCTTGGGGGAACGAGAACCGCGGACTGTCGTGGGAATCGCAGCCAGGTACTCGTGAGCTTGTCATCTGGGTGCACGACATTCCAGGCGACTACGAACGGATCGACGCGATCATCAAGCGGATCCGCACTTTGCTTTCCACGTCAGTGCACGTGGAAGGACTGGATGGGTACACACTCACCCAGGCCGACTGGACCGGGACCAGCGGCGACCTTCAGGACGACGGCCACGGCACGTTCGTGAGGACGGTCGGCTTCACTGTAGTTTCTCGGGAGTCCACATGAACGGATACACTACAGAGGAAAGGGATCGGAGGTCCTGATGGCAACACGCAAGAAGGAGAAGTCCACGTACATCGTGTACGAAGGCTTCTCAGACGAGCGCTCCTTCGCCAAGGCGGACTGGGAGCGTATGGACATCGAGGGTCAGGGAGATGTCGTCTTCAGCGGAGACAACGACTTCCGTGTTCTCAAGTCCGACCTGGAGCCCGAGGTCGTGGAGCACCTGCTCACTCGTGAGCGGTACTTCTCGGAGAAGGAACTCTAGGAAGGTGGAGCTCCGTTGCGACAGCAAGCTGCACGGGATCGTCGTCGACACTGGTGTCGTCGAGGTGAAGTGCGACTCGCGGTTCTGCGGAGCGCAGCCAGGCGTGACGGTGCTACATCGGTTCGACGTTGTCACCGGCGAACTGGTAGGCACAGTCAAGTTCAAGAGTCCAGAGAGAAGGAAGGCATGACATGCCGCTGACCACAATCCCGCTGCCGTATGGCGTGCGGGACATCAAGGTGACACCGTACACGACGGACGCAGCCACCACACTGGGAACTGGTGTGGACCTGCCGTACGGCCGTACGCTGTCGTTCTCGGAGGCTGAGGACTTCGAGGAACTGCGCGGCGACGACAAGGTCATCACGACCCGTGGTCGCGGCGCAAGCGTCGAGTGGGAACTCGAGTCGGGTGGTATCTCGTACGAGGCCGTGAAGGTCATGTACGGCGGGACCATCACCGAGTCGGGAGTGACTCCCAACCAGATCAAGCGGTTCCGCAAGAAGGACGTGGACACGCGCCCGTTCTTCCAGGTCGAGGGCCAGGCGATCTCAGACAGTGGTGGCGACGTTCACGTCGTGCTGCACCGCTGCCGCTCCACGGGTGAGTTCGAGGGCGAGCTCGCAGATGGACAGTTCTGGCTGACCTCGGCGTCGGGCGTTGCCCTGCCGTCGCTGGTCGTCGCGAACGTCGGCACCATCTACGACTTCATCCAGAACGAGACCGCCACCGCGATCGTCTGAGGAGGCTGACACATGGCAGACCTCGCGACTCAGAAGGTCATCCTTCCGTCGCTCACTCCCGCACTCGTTGCGGCTGCGGGCGGCGGAGACACCGCAGAGTGCGGCGAGGACACGTTCCTCGTCGTCAAGAACGCGTCAGGTGGTGCCATCACGGTCACCGTCGAGGCGTACCCTGACACGAGTGACTGGGGAACAGCGATTCCCAACCTCACCGTGTCAGTTCCAGCGACCACTGGTGAGCGATGGATCGGGCCGCTGAGCCCGCGTCTGTTCGCGAACCCGACCACTGGTCGTGCCGCCGTGTCGTACTCCGGGGTCACCTCGTTGACCGTGGGTTGCTTCAAGGTCGGCAACAACTGATCCGCGCATAGGCCGAAAGGAGCACTTGGATGCCGGCCACACGCACACCGCAAGACCGCAGGCCCCGCAAGACCGCAACGAAGAAGACCGCACCGTCGGAGGAGAGCAAGTTTGCCCCGACCACGTGGGGTTCAGGCGGCATCGGGCAGCTCACTGAGCTAACCGTCCCGACTGGACAGCTGTGCCTCGTACGACGCCCTGGGACGCAGGGACTCCTCGAGGCGGGCATCCTGCACAACGTCGACTCGCTCACCGCCCTGGTCAACACCAAGCACGTACGTCGTGTGAAGGGCAAGGAAGAGATCAACGTCGAGTCACTGATGTCGGATCCTGAGAACGTACAGACACTGATGCACACGATCGACCGCATCGTCTGCTACGTCGTCGTGAAGCCCGATGTGCACATGACACCGAACGACATCACACAGCGTGACCCGGAGAAGATCTACGCTGACATGATCGACATCGAGGACAAGATGTTCATCATGAACTTCGCGGTCGGAGGTACGCGCGACCTCGAGAGGTTTCGCGGAGAACTCGCAGATGCTGTGGGAAGCGTGGCTCCTAGCGAAAGGACTCGGCGTTCGGCCAAGTGAGCTGTATGGAATCCACGACGAGGTCTCGGCGTACTGCTTCGACCGAGCCGTGTACACATTCGGTTCACAGTGTGAAGCTGACATCGAGAAAGCGCGTGCGAAGGCTAAGAATGACAAGGCCGCACAAGCAGCTGCGCAGCGCGCGCTGGACAAGTGGCTTGGGATCCAACACTTCAAAGATCCAGCTGCGAGGTAAGCCGTGAGCGATTACAACCTCGGTACCGCGACAGGTACCATCCGCTTCGACTACGACGGCCAGGCCGCTGCACTTCAAGCGCAGCACGATCTGGACACCATCGAGAAGAAGGGGATGTCCTCGTCGAAGGCGTGGGGCAAGGTGTCCACAGCCATGCTCGGCGCCGGTGCTGTTCTTGTTGGTGGCCTTGCTCTTGCGACGAAGTCTGCGGCTGACTTCGAGCAAGGCCTCTCCAACATCCGTGCTGTGTCTGGCGCAACCGAAGCGGAGATGGAGAAGATCCGTCAGACCGCACTGCGCCTCGGTGCTGACACTCAGTACTCAGCTGGTGAGGCAGCCTCCGCGATGGAGGAGCTCATCAAGGCGGGCATCAGCACCAAGGACGTGATGAACGGTGCGGCTGACGCAACCGTGAACCTCGCTGCCGCCGGCGAAGTCGACCTCACGACAGCGGCGGGCATCGCAGCGAACGCGATGAACACCTTCCAGCTCGCTGCCCGTGACATGCCACATGTCGCCGACCTTCTCGCTGGCGCCGCCAACGCGTCAAGCACCGACGTCACGGCGCTCGGTGAGGCGCTCAAGTACGCCGGACCCGCTGCATCCGCTGCGGGCTTGAGCATCGACGACGTCACGACATCGCTCAGCGTCTTCGCCAAGTACGGCATCGAAGGCTCGATGGCAGGAACGTCCTTCCGCGGAATGCTCCTCAACCTTCAGCCGTCCACCGACGCTGCGGCGAGCGCGATGCGCAAGCTTGGCATCCTCACAAAGGACGGGACGAACCAGTTCCTCAAGGCCAACGGCGAGTACAAGTCGATGGCCGACATCAGCGAGGTTCTTCAAGGCGCAACCGAAGGTCTCACGAAGGCCGAGACTGCTCGGTACATGAACATCATCTTCGGTGACCGTGCGATGGGCGCCGCCATCGCGCTGTCACGTGAAGGCACTAACGGCTTCAACAAGATGGCCGACGCGATGGGCAAGGTCACTGCCGCTGACGTCGCAGCCGAGAAGATGGACAACCTCAAGGGATCCATCGAGCAGATGATGGGGTCCATCGAGACTGCGGCCATCATTATCGGCACGGCGTTCTTGCCTGTCGTTCGAGCCGTGGTCGACTTCTTCACTGGACTCGTGAATGCGTTCTCCGCCTTGCCTGGCCCCGTGCAGACCACGATCGTCGCGATCATCGCAGCTGTAGGCGTGCTGCTCCTCATCGCAGGCGCCGTCATCAAGATGATCCTCGCAATCAAGGCCGCACAGGCTGCGTGGGTCGCACTCAACATCTCGTTCAGCGTGTCGCCGATCGGCATCATCATCGTCGCCATCATCGCACTCATCGCCATCCTCGTTCTCCTGTACAAGAAGAACGAGACGGTACGCAACTTCATCAACGCTGCGTGGGAAGGTATCAAGAACGCCGTCATGGCGGTGGTCGACTTCCTTGTGCCGTACCTGTCCGCCGCATGGGAGGCGATCAAGGCGGCCGCAGCCGCAGCCTGGGGATTCATCCAGAAGTACATCGTGCCGGTGCTTCAGGTCATCTGGAACGCCATCCAGACGTACGCTAAGCTGTGGTGGGCGGCGGTGCAGCTGTACTTCAACCTCATCAAGACTGTGGTGACGACGGTCTGGAACTTCATCAAGAACGTCATCATCCCCGGCGCCATCGAGATCTGGGGTATCATCCGAACGTACCTCGGCTTGGTGTGGAAGTTCTGGAGCACGGTCTTCAACGCCATCTCACTGATCGTGAAGATCGCCTTCGCACTCATCAAGGGTGTCATCATGGGCGTGATGGCATTCCTCGAGCCGTTCATCCGAGTCGCGTGGAAGGCGATCAGCTCGATCATCAAGGCTGCGATGAAGGTCATCGTTCCCATCGTGAAGGTCGGATGGGCGCTGCTGAAGGCCGTCACACAGACGGTGTGGAACTTCATCAAGGGAATCATCCAACGCTTCTGGCCTCCTGTGAAGGCGATCATCTCCGCGGGCGTTGCGTTCATCAAGGAGAAGTGGGCGCAGCTGAAGGCGCTCATCGCAATCGTCACAGGCATCTTCTCACGGATCCTCGACTCCATCAACGAGAAGATCGACCGTGCGAAGGAGATCGTCGAGAACCTGCCCGACATCATCAAGAACATCTTCTCTGATGCAGGGCAGTGGCTGTACGACGCCGGCAAGGCGATCATTCAGGGTCTCATCGACGGCATCACGGCGATGTTCGGTGAGCTGAAGGAGAAGGTCGAGTCGGTCACAGGCTTCATCGCTGATCACTTCCCAGGCTCTCCCGCTAAGAAGGGACCGCTGAGTGACCACGGCGGATACGAGATGCGGCACCGTGGACAAGCGCTCGTTGCACAGCTGCTTGAAGGCATCGACGACAAGCAGAAGCTCAACCGCGAGATGAACTCGTTCGTGCGGGATCTCAACTCGACGATGCTCGCTCCAGGGTCGAGGATGAACAACATCAACGTGATGCCATCTCGCGTCAACGTACCAGCACCTCAGATCATCCAGCATGTGTACGGCGATCGTTCACGTGACTCGCTGGATGTCTCGGCACGCCGTCTGGCGAACATCATTGAGGGAGGGGTGATGCGCTGATGGCGAACACCACCACTGAGACACTGACCGTCGATGGCGTCGTGCTCAACACATACGCCAAGAACATCGAGTCGCTGACAGGTCGACTGCGCACGCCGCCGATGCGGACAGGCAACATCATCGTGCCTGGCCGTCACGGGTCGCTTCGGCCGGCCACAAGGCTGTACGGTGAGAACGTCATCTCCCTGCCGATGTGGGTGCGCGGCTGCGACGATGACGGTCTCGTTCCTACGACCAAGCGTCGCGAGTTCTACAAGAACGTCGACGCACTGACACAGCTGTTCGGCTACCACAAGTCTCGTCTCGACATTCGTCACACGCTTCCTGACGGGTCCGTGCGTCAGGCGTTCGGCGAAGTGCTGGACGTCATCGACATGTCTGTGGACGACGCGGTGAACGATCCAGTAGGTAAGTTCATCGTCACGCTTCAGATGAACGAGCCGTTCTGGCAGGACATCTCAGACGTCACTCAGACCATCACAGGCACGCCTGGTGGTACCACTAGCCTTGCGAACTTCGCGGGTGCTACGGCGCCCATGGACGAGCTGGTGATCCGCTTCACCGGACCCATCAACAACCCGACGATCACAGCCGTGTACGACAGCGGCGTCATCTCTTCGATCTACGCCACCTATCAGGCGAACCTCGCAAGCGGTGCATGGGTCGAGTTCAACACGTCAACGTTCGAGTGGACCACAGGCGGCGGTGCCGCAGCGTTCAACTACGCCAACTGGGCGCACTCAGGCGGTGGCCGACTCTTCACGTTGTTCCCGGGTAAGTCAGCGGGCACGCCTCAGATACACTGGGCTGGTGGCGGCTCACCGACTGGAGTGACCGCACTCAAGTTGACTGGGCGCAGAAAGTACTTGGTGGGCTGATGCACATCGAACTTACCAGCTGGGATCAGACGAACGAGAATCAGCGCGGCCCGCTTCCTGACGCCAAGAACATCAGCGCAGGGTTCTACCTCAATCAGCCGTCGTCGTTGACGTTTGAGTATCCCAAGAACGGTAAGAACGTATCGTGGCTCATCACAGACGATCTGCCGATGGTCATCATCCGGGTCAACGGCACGGAGCCGATGGACGGCCGCTTCATCGTTCGTGACTTCCAGATCGATGATGCCTCTGAAGAGCCCATGTACAAGTTCACGTGCTGGGGCTACATGACCGAGCTTCAGGATGCGGTCGTCTACCCGAACGTGCTGTGGGAAGCCGTCACGTACGATCCCAAGGGTGACAAGGATCGTGCCATTCGGTTCGAGCGCATCGACCCGGTGTGGATGATCCCAAGCGATGCGTCAGGCAAAGTGGGTGAGGTCATGAACCGCCTCATCAACGAAGCCAAGAACCGTGGTGCACTTCCCAAGCTCACCAAGAACTTCAACAACACCCAGACTTCGAACGCTGTGGCGTGGAACTCTGGCGACATCAAGCCCAAGTACAAGGCGGGTATGCCTCTGCTTGCGGTTCTTCAAGGCCTGGTCGATCGCAACCTGCTCGATGCACGGATGGACAAGTACGAACTCGTCCTTCGTAACCCAGGTGCGATCGGCCAGGACTACACGGTCAGCAACCCGAACAAAGCACTCTTCTACGGACGTGACGTCGCTGAAGGAAGTGAGCGCAAGGTCGACAAGACCGGCGTGTTCACTGTGGTGCTCGGTGTTGACGAGAAGAACCGCGTGTTCGAGTCCGAGGATCAGCATGCACCACGTACTCGTTGGGGTCGACGCGAGACGTTCAAGAACGTGGGCGATGCTGACACGTACGATGAGATGAAGGAGCGTGTCCGTAACTATCGTCAGAGCAAGGGCGACGAGACGATTCAGCGGACACTCAACTGGGTCGATACTGGTGAGACCGGTCAGCTGACCCCGATCACAGGCTACGACCTCGGTGACAAGCTGTGGCTCGATGCTTCACCTGACAACGGATCAGCGCGTGAACAGATCCGCGTGAAGGGCTTCACCATCGAGCAGCAGGATGATGGGCGCCTCGGCGGGTCAGTCATCATCGGCAACCTGGTGCCTACGTTCAACTCGAAGATCGCAAAGCGCATGAAGGAGATGGACTATGGTTCAGCTCCCGCCGGCGCTGGAGGATCACCTCCCGCTGACACATCCGTACCGAACGCACCGACAAGTGTTGGCGCGAGTGTCAGTCTGTACATGGACCCAAGCGGTCAGAATCACGTTCTTGCGCAGGTGTCATGGACTGCACCTACACAGAACACTGACGGATCACCTCTCATCGACTTGTACGAGTACCAGATCGAGCGGAACATCGGCGCGCTCGCATGGATGCCGATCGGTCGCGTGGACGCGGGCGTCACATCGATGCAAGGCGGTGTTCTTCCCCAAGACACCACAGTGAACTTCCGAGTGCGTGCAGTTGACGTACGAGGCAACGTGTCGGCGTGGGGTACGATGACCGCGATCAACACGACGAAGGACACCACGGTCCCTGGGATCCCCTCAACGCCTACAGTCACCGCACCGTTGTCGACCTTGAAGGTCGTGTGGGACGGGCTTCTGACTGGCGGTGGCGCCCTCCCTGTGGACTACCTGATCACTGAGATTCATGTCAGCACCGCCAACGACTTTGCACCTAGCACTGGGACGCAGGTCGGAACGTTCCGAGGCAAGGGGACGTTCTTGCTCAATGGCATCGCGACAGGCGTGCCGTACTACGTCAAGCTCATCAATGTCGACCAGACAGGCAACAAGTCCAACGCGTCTGCACAAGGATCCGCAAGCGCAACCCCCACACTCCTGCTGGGTCCTGAGATCGTAGACTCGGCGATCACAGCCGCCAAGCTTCAAGACGGTGCGGTCACCACTCCGAAGATCAACCCTGAGGCGGTCACAACTGAGAAGCTGTCCGTCGCAGGCTTCAGCGAGCAGCTCATTGCGAACGGTTCGATGGAAGAGCTCGCACAAGCTGACAACACGAAGCCCGCCGGGTACGGCGTGAACACTGTCGCAGGCGCTGGGATCTCAGCCTGGGGGACAGACACGGCGAACGAAGACTCAGGTGATCGCTGCACCTTCTTCACCCTCGCTGCATCCGCTGATGCCGGGCGACTGTATTCACTGCGTCCAATCCCCGTGCAAGCGGGTGAGACTTACTACGTCTCAGTGCGGGTCAAGAACTCTCGTGCAGCGCCCAACGCAAACCGCATCGAGGCGTGGACGAACGTCAACTCGACAGACGTCGAGAATCCGTCTCACGGTAGCACGACGATTACGAGCATCCTCGGCACTGAGACTGGTCACACCGGGTACACGACACGTGAAGGCACGATCACGATCCCGGCTGGCAAGACGTGGATGACGATAGCGGTTCGAAGCAACGCAGCTGGCGACGGATCAGGCTACACAACGTACGTGGACAACCTGGTCGTGCGCAAGCTGATCGGCGATGCACTCATCGTCAACCTCACAGCCAGCAAGATCACGGCTGGCACACTGTCTGCTGATGTCCTTCTTGCATCGAAGTTCTACACGGACGTTTCACCTAA